TTCGTGGTGATGATATTGCAAAAGCATTACGAATATTAAAGAAACGTATGCAGAATGAAGGTGTCTTTAATGAGATGCGAGAACGAGTATCATTTCAAACCAGAAGTGAAAAGAAAAGACTTGCAAAGGCTGCTGGTAGGAGAAGGTGGTTGAAAGATAGAGAAAAAGAAATAGAAACTAGAGGTTACTAATGTCAGAAGAATGGACAGAAAAAAATATTAAACGTCCTAAGAAACGTAAACCTATGACTGAGGAACAAAGACAGGCAGCCGCAGAAAGACTTGCAAAGGCAAGAGCTGCAAAGGGGCCTATTGAATATAAAAATATTCATCCAGCAGTTGTTGCGTTACCAGATGAACACCCATTTTCTTATATGAAAATAAAAGAATGGATGAAACACAACAGAGAACTGGCAAGTTCACTTCGTAGTGATATTAGAAGAAATATAAATGGTTCAATTGCTAAACTTGCAAGTGTAAATGGATATCTCAAGATAATGTCACATTATTTAAAACATAATGATTGGACAGGAAATTATTATGGTAAAGATGAACACATGAGGGTAAGATGGAAGACGATAGCACCAAAGCAACAGTAATAAAAGGGCCATGGAAAAAACAATCTAAGAAGAAAATAGTTAAAGTTCCAGAAGACCCAGTACATACTCAATTGCAAGAAGATTTATTATTTGCTGAAGACTTAACTGAACACCTTATGGTGCAGATGATTCATACAATGGGAGAGAATGGGTTTCAACTTAAAGACCCTAATTTTATTCGTGATATTGGATTTATAAGTGAATGCTGTAAAAGTTTAATTTTTAAAGATATAGGACTTAAACACCCATTACATCATATTATGGGAAATCTTATGGACAAAACAAAAGGTTCGTTCATTCAATTTACAGAAAAAGAGTTGCGAGAAATGATTGGAGAAGATGATGGCAGTACGGACAAATAGAAGCGTGGCCAAGACCAAGCGAGTAGGAGTTGTTGGTGATAATCAAATAGAATTAAATTGGAAACAACCTTTTAGTACAACAATATTAGAATCAAAAGTACCACAAAAATTTCTTGATATCATTAATGGTATTGGTGATACAGTTCTATCAGATGATGGCTTATCTAAGAAGTGGGATTTTTCAGATAGTCTTGTAGGTAAAGTATCCAAAGAGGTTGCGATACCAATGTATAACAAAGAAGATTCTGCATATGCTCTATCAGTAATAAGAAAGTATTGTCAAGAATATCTAAAACAGATGCAAGAATGGAATAGGTCATATGAATGGAACAAAGCATCTGGTGGTGCAACACCAAAAGAAGAAGATATTCATGTTGCCCAGAGTTGGATTGTAAGTCAATATAAAAATGAATACAACCCATGGCATAAACATAGTGGTCATTTCTCTGGTGTAATATATTTAAAGTTACCAGATGGTATGGAAAACCATTTTGTAGAAGAAACGAAAGACCATTATCCAACAAGTGGATTAATTGAATTTGCATATGGAGAAGCTCAAGACATGAGGAGTGATACCCTTATGTGCAAACCAGAAGTAGGAATGATGTTACTATTTCCTTCTTACTTAAAACATACTGTATACCCATTTTACTGTGATGGTGAAAGAAGGTCAATGAGTTTTAACGCCTATTGGAAAGCACCAAGTAAGGAAAACAAGTGATAATAATTGATATGAATCAAATCTCAGTAGCAAGTCTAATGATGCATTTGAATATGACTAAACAAAAAACAGTTGATGAGGATATGGTAAGACACATGATTCTTAATTCTGTTCGTTTATATAGAAATATGTTTAAAGAGAAGTATGGAGAAGTAGTACTTACATATGACTCAAGACACTATTGGAGAAGAGATTTCTTTCCACAATATAAAGCTAGTCGTAGAAAAAGTAGAGAGAAAAGTACAAAAGATTGGGATAACATCTTTGGTGCTTTAAATAAGATTAAGGCTGAGTTCAAAGAGAATCTACCATACAAATACCTAGAGGTATATGGTGCAGAGGCAGATGATATTATTGGAACACTATGTAAAAAAGAGAGTGAACCAATCATGATTGTATCTGGTGATAAAGATTTCATACAATTACACAAATACAATAATGTGCATCAATACAGCCCTATTGTAAAGAAACACATAACTGGACATAATCCAGACACCTATATAAGAACACACATACTAAAAGGTGATACGAGTGATGGAGTTCCAAATGTACTGTCTGGTGATGATACATTTACAGAAGGATTACGTCAAAGACCTTTGGGAAAGAAAAAGATAGAGATTTGGTTGGAGTCTATGGAAAGTATGCCAGATGAAACCAAAAGAAACTATCAAAGGAACGAGAAGTTAATCAATCTAGATAAGATACCAGAAGAACTAGAAGACCAAATTTTATCTGAGATAGATGCAGCTCCTCATGGAGATAGAAGTAAATTACTTAATTATTTTATAAAAAACAGATTAAAAGAACTAACTGAATCGATAGGAGATTTTTAAATGAGTGGCACGTTATTATTATCAGAGATACTTGACAAAGTACACAAGGCAAAAACAAAAACACAAAAGGTAAACATACTGAGGGAGTATAATTCAGAATCTCTTCGTATGATAATCAAAGCATCTTTTGACCCAAAGATTGAATGGGCTGTACCAGAAGGTAATGTTCCCTTTAAAAGGAATCAAGCACCAGCAGGAACAGAACATACAGTTTTAGCATATGAGTGCAGAAAACTATGGCATTTTATTAAAGGTGCTGATAACCAAACTGTACAATTTAAAAAAGAAACAATGTTCATACAGATGTTGGAAGGTTTACAAGAAAGTGAAGCAGATGTACTTGTTGCAGCTAAAGATAAAAGATTGCACCAAGTATACAAAGGTCTATCAGAACCAGTAGTACTAGAAGCATTTGGTTGGAATGAGGATTTTACAATTCCAGAAGTTGCAGTATATCCACAAGGAAGTCGTTCTGCAAGTGGGATTGCTGATTAATGTTAGAAATATTTTATGTAGCAATTATACTTGTATGCTTTCATGGAGATTGCACAAGTTTTGAGAGTGCTCCATATTCTGAAGATTTGAATCAAGAACAATGTCAAAACATGTTAAGATGGACATTCCAGACTCAAGCAGGGCCCTACTATGACGAAAGAATAGACTTTGAAAGAGATAAACCAGAAGATATAGAGATTATGTATTCTGGTTGTGATAGGACTAAGAGAAACTCAAAGGACTCTAATGAGTGGAGGATTACTGAGGGTATAGACCCAAAGTTATACACACCCTCAGACCCAGATGACACACGTTGGTTACAAGGCAATAGTCCATCAACTATGCCATTAGAAGACCCAAATAAGTGGGATTTAACAAAATAAAACTTATAAAGATTTTATGTATATTCTGTTTAAAGTATTTGTTTCTAATAAATACTACAGAATATTTTATTCTATAAGGGAGAAACTAAATGAAATTATTCATAACACTTCTAGCAACATTATTTTTATTTACTGCTTGCAAAGAAAAACCAGCTGAGGCTGCTGACACCAATTGGCAAAAATCAGAGCATAACTATAACATACAACATGATAATTTTGGTTTAGAGTTAAGAAACCAATATCGTTCTGATTACCAACACATAGAACCTTCATACACTCTTGGAAAAAAGTGGTATGGAATGACTGCAGCTGTAAGAATAGCTGAAGAAGATGGTGCAAGAGAGTATCGTCCTAAACTAGACCACCAAATAATTAATTGGAGTCCAGAAGATAGTATTAATTCAGATGGTACTACATCAAAATCTAATACACAATTTTGGGTAGGACATAGAATTGAGTTTAGAAACTATGAAAACGAATCAACTAATGACTATTGGCGTTATCGTGCGATTGTAAAAGTTGATATTGGTTTGACTGAAAGATACAGCATATGGGGTCAAACTGAACCTCGTTGGACATTTGGTCAAGGTCAAGAAGATGATACTAAGATTGATGATATTAGAAATCAAGCTGGTATAAAAATCAATCTTGATGACAATATAAGTTTTAGTCCTTATATAGAAGTTATCGCAGACAAAGATATGAAACAAGAATCTATGATGGTAGCGACTGCTTTATCCATCAACTTCTAATACTAATACACATATAATAAAGTTAGAAAAAGGGGTTGACAAACCCCTTTTTTTGTTGTACAATAGGTATATTGATTACAAACAAAGAAGGTTACATTATGAAAATACTATTTGAAGCTGCAACATTAGGTTTATGTTGGTTCACTATTATTCTTGCCCTACACGCATTTATGGGTTAACAGTTTGGTTCGTACAACACACCTCTCATCTCATCATCACAGTTGTACGAATTATCTAAGGGGGGTCTTTATGACCCCTCTTTTTTTATATAAACGAATCGCCTGT